CTGTATTAGTCAATGTTTCGACTGAATTAATTCCAGCTGCTCCTGGTAGAGGTGTAAATTGTGTATAATCAGCGTCAAAAACTTGATTATCAATTTCAAGTCCAATAGCTTCCGCATACTGACTTGTCAGCATTGACACAATATCAAACTCAGTATCTGCTAGTAATTCATTTGATGCTGTTGAATATGCAGCATATTTCTTTGGTGTAAAGTTTAGGTTTCTGAATGTTGGATCTGAAGCACCAATTGCTCCTGCTTCATCAACCCAGTTACCTGCAACTTTTGAATCTTCTGCTGGCCAATGAATACTATCTGAACTTACTTGGAATACATCTGCATCTTGAAGTGCTACAGATTGTAGTCTTGCAAGAGCTAGTAAGTTAGAAATATATTGGTCGAAGACTGTATAACCACCTTGAGTGGTTGTAGTCTCGTTCATAGCAGTTTTATCACCTTTGATATGTCTTTCAATGAAGTCGATGAACATCTTTGCAACATCATTTTTAACATCTTCGTCAGCGATTGTTAGACATTGTCCCATATTACGAACATCGCGTCCTTTATATATAAAATCAACAGTTTCTTTACGTCCAGGAACTGGAAGTGTAACTGTTTTAGCAGGAGCTTTTTCAAGAGCTTCTACTTTTGCTTTTAATTCAGCATTTTCTTCTAAAGCTTTTGTTTCAGCTTCTTTTGCTGAATCTATTTCTTCTTTAACTTTATCACTGGTCATGAAACCCAGTTCTAAAAGTTTACCTTTTAATTCTTCTTGTTTATCCATGATTTTTTAAACCTCATTAGATTTAATTTTATTTAACAGCTCGTCAACGAGGTCATCATTAGTTTCATCTATAGACTCTTCGGTCTGATGTTCTTTGAATAACCATTCAAAAGGATCGCTGTCATCTTCCTTTTGTATATACTCTTTGCCACAATGTGGGCAAGTGTTTTTATTTAGTGTTTGTTCTATAGAGTTATCATCATCTATAGAATCATTCTCAAGATCTTCTTTAACTTCCTTTTCAATTAACTTTATAAGTTTCTTAAGTTCTTCTTCTTCTTTCTCCAGATACTCTTCGTCAAAATAAACATCTTTGATTTTAACTTCAGCTTTTTCAATTTTCTTTAAGTAATATAACATTTCTTCTGCTTCTGTATTATCAATGACTTCATCTTCTAATGCTTTTTGAATTGATTTTGATTCAACTAAAGCAGTTGGATTTGCTGGAACATTAACTGCAGATATTTCAAGCAATTCTGTCTTATTAAACGTAAACCCTCCAGACTTCTTATTTGCATCTGCTGCCTCCCAATCTGGAACAAATCCAATCGAATAAGCGTTAATATACCCAGATTTGGTCAATTTATAGATGGTATCTGCGAAACTGTATGTCTCGGGTGGTGCATATTCAATCTTAAACATAAGCTTTCCACCATCCTTCCATACTCGTTTAGTCCTGCCAATTGGAGGATCATTATGATTATGTGACCAAAGAACGACTGGGTTTTTCTTATAGTTCTTTAAGTTAACACCATCAACTTTAATAACATCTCCATCTCGGTCAACCTTTTGTTGACTTCCAACTGCTGTAATCTCTCTTTTATCTTCATCAACTGATTTGACTTCGATATTAAATGGTTTAAAAATTTGTTTTTCCATTAGTTACTCTCCTCATCCATACTATATATTAATGTGCATCGACAATTAACGCTACTTTGACCAGGAAATTGCTCACCATTTCCAAATGCTGCCCCAATTGGAATAGCATCCTGACGTGAATTTGATAGATGTGCTTCTCTCACTCTCTCATCTCGAGCAGTCAACCATCGTTTAAATTTAATTCCTTGTGAAGCATATACACTCATTTGACCTGAATTAACTGCAGCTGTAACTTCGGTTCTTGCTATAAGAGTAGCTCTTGTATTAACCTTATTATAAGTTTGTTTTATTCTATCAGCAATATCAGTAATAGTTTCACCTGCTTTAATTCCTTCAAATATTTGTTTTTTAATCTGTTTAAATACAGTATCATTTACTGTCTTGAATATACCCATACGACTCATAACCAATGCTTTATTGACTGCAGTCTCAAGATCTAAACCAAGAGCTGTAAGTGCCATATTTTCACCAGTTAAAATTGACTCACTCACAAATGGAGTCATTGCCTTAATAAATCTATCAGTTTCTGACTGTTGAATTGAAGAAGATATTCCTATTAATTCATATGGATCATCTTTAATACCTTTTTCTTCATTATTTATCAACTTTAACATTTTAGATCTTTGATTATAGAAGAATAATTTGATCTTCGGAGCAAGAAGTTTTTCTAATTTTGCATGATTTCGTCTAAATAGCTCTATTATTCTTGAATCAATTATATCTTGCTTATTTGCCTTCACACTTCGCTCCGCCTGACCTGGAACTGGTAGTTCTGTTCCTGGTTCTTCTTCTCTATTTTGATCTTCATAAATATCAACATCTGCTGGAACTAGATTCAATGGGACATATTTATCATTGCCAATTTCAGAATCTTCTTCAAAACCAAGATCAAATCTCTGATTTAATTCATTTCTTGAAAATCCCATTTGAAATAAGTCTTTAGCAGCTTTTATATCATCACCAAACTCTTTCTGCAATTCATCAACTTTCCTGAAGTCAAATCGCCCAATAACTCCGGGATAGAATCTTGAAAAGAAGTCAGAATTCAATTTCGCCTGAACTCTCAATAACTGTGGTTTCATAGTTTCTTGCCAGAAGACTCTAATTTGAGTTTCAGCTGTTGCTCTATTAATACCCTCCGTAAATCCGGCCATTACTTTTGGGACCCCAAAAACTGATAAGATAAGATCTCTAGTGAAATTCCTTGAATCAATGAAGTCCATCTCTTGCTGTGAGAGTCCAACTGTCTCAAAGCTCATCCCACCACGCATCACTGCAGTTTTATGTGCTTTTGATGAACCTTTATGCCTTTGATCCCACAATCTAGCAATTTTCCTTAATTCAGTAATTGAAGTATCATCTTCTTCTGGAGTCTTAATTACAATACTTGGGACTGCTCCATTAACGAAAAATGCTTCTTGATACTTTGATGCCTTGAAATCTGTGTTTGCTTCGATTTTAACTGCATCAAGAGGAGAAAGACCTCGATACGGATTATATGGATTATTATTCTTAAAATGAATGATCTCATCCTTGGTGAAAGATATATCATTATTATATAACCATCCTTTAAGGGTTTTATCCTCATTCAAGACAACTTTCATTGCTCTTGGGTCTACAACTATAATTTCGGCAGGTGCTCTCCTAGTTCCAATAATTTGACCCACACTTGGATTCATAAACCAAAATGATTCACCATAAAGTGTGAAAAATAGACTTGTGGCAGACCATAGGTCAAATGAAGACATTTGCTCATTTGGTTTCTTGAATAAATCATATTCTGATGACTCAAACGGGATGGGATCTCCTTTTGACCCTCTAAACAACACTAAAGGTGCCGCAGGAAAGTTTTGTGAAATAATTGTTACACATTTGTTGATAATGTAAGAATTGGCAGCTGGGTTAGTTAAAGTGTCTCCACCTCTTGCTAAAATATTCATCTCTTTCATCTTTAACCACTGTGAGCTCCAATCCTTCATTTGAGGATTTCTAATCATTCTAAAAGTATTAAATAAATCTTTTATGATAGTCATAGTTTATTTCCTATAAAAATAATAACTCTGGTTTTACTCTTCGTCCCATGCAGAAAGTCATAACAAATGCATCTGCCTTATCTGGTGAACCAATTCCTGGATTTCTTTTCTTATATACAGGTTTTGGTTCTACCTGAAACCTACCAGACGAATGTAGTATTGAACGGACTGTTGTAAGCTGCTCGATTAGTTCTGAATCTTTAGGCACTTCGACCTCTTCATCTCTGAACCAATCTCTAGCATTCGTCCACCACTCCGCTTTTTGATTTAAACTGAATTTACGATTATTTGCTTTTTCATGAGCAATTGCTGGGTAAACAGGTAATTTTAACTCTTTACATCTATCATAAGCACCTTTACCCAAAGCAACTGAATCAATGAATATCCTAGTCGGTCTTATATCTTTAGGGCAATCCTGATACTCACGCATTATTCTACCAACCAATATCATTGAATCTTTTTCATTCCATTCCTTAATATCCTTGAATACATGATTGCCTTGTCTCTTAATAAGGATTGATTTATCACCACCACCAGTAGCAACATCAAACCCCCAATAAACTTCACCATTCGGTGTTACACTTCTATCAGTTGCCTCATTGACTGTATCCCAAGGAATAATTGAATCATCTTCTCTGGTTGGAAACTCTCCTTCGACTTCGACTCTATAAGTATTAGAATCCTTTCCATACATCTTTTCCCAAGCTGCAATTGATTCAGCAGTTACAAAATTTGATTTAAGAGCTGACATTGTAAACTGTTTATAAATATCAGCATTGATAGGTCTGAATGACTCAAAAAAGAAACCACTTAACCTTCTTGGGTTTGAAAGCATAATCAAATAGTTCTCTTGTTCAGTCAATGACCCGAAAATAGCTTTAAAGATAGCATCATCTACTCCAGATGCCTCATCTATCAAATACATCATGTTTTCAGAGTGAGCTCCTGCCATTGCCTCTGGATTTTCCTTTTTAGCGGTTCTTTGAATACAAAACCATGTAGAAGGGTATTTTTCATGTTTTACTTGAGTAGCTTGAACAATAAAGTCATTTTGAAACAAAGAATCCATTTTTTGCTGTAATAATGCTATAGTCGGCCAAATAGCACCCATAATGGTTCCACCAGAAGCAGCAGTCACAAATATTTGAGCATTGTATCTAGTGCAGAGGAACCACCATATAGCAATTGCAGCAACCCAAGTCTTTCCAGCACCACGACCCGATTTAATAGTAAGCTTCTTACGTTCACCAATAGATTGTAATACTTCAATTTGTTGTTCGTCAGGAAAGACATTTAAAATTTGCTGTGAGAATAATACTGGATCATTATAATAGAGGATCATTAGATTTAATAGATCTTCTTGTATTTGTTCAGAAGGTTGTAAATGGGTTTCAAGGAAATCAATTGGCGCCTTGCCCGCTCTTATTTTAGCGGTCTGTGACAACATCTGTAGCTCCACCTTGGATTAATCTTAATTTATCTTTATTATCATTAATGAGCTTAGCAATCTTATGCATTTTGGTATCAACAGTCAAATCAACATCTTGATCTATATGGAGAGATTCAGATGGTTTCCCCACCATATAGTGCAATGCCATCTCCATTGCCTTCAATTGATGGTGTCCTTCGTATTTACGTCTTTTTATATCCTTATGAAGTTTTTTATCCTCTTCAAAATCATAAAATATAATTTCAGCTAATTTCTTCGCCAACATCTTACCATCATCACCAAATAACCTCATAAGTTCTTTTTTAAGAGATTTTTGTTTTGGATTACCCTTTTTGTTGAGTCCTTTGGTTCCAGGAAGTAATCTACCAGTTCTTTTATCTCTCATAACACCTTTCTCATTAACACTAATATTACTTTCAGGAACATAATCTATTAAAAGCTGTGGTTCAGATTTTTCCATTTACATTATTTCCTCCCAATCTGTAGTTTCTTTATCTACTATTACTTCTTCTCCCATCATTG